AACTAATAGATAGCTTTGCTAAAGAAAATAAACTCGAATCAATTATTTATAAAGATGCAGAGTTAGAGTATGAAGGTGGATTTACTAAAGCACCTAGTAAAAGAATTGAGGTTGAAAAAAGATGAGTAAACAAAAAGAAATCAGACTTGCAGAGGTTGAACTAATCGAAGTAGAAGACAAGATGATTTTAGAAGGTTATGCAATTATTTATAACGATGAGACTTTAATTGGTGATGAGGAGTATGGATTTTATGAAACGGTAAGTCCAGATGCTATTACAGCTGATGCCATTAAAGATGTCCCAATGAAATATAACCATAATGATGCTTTCTTAATTATTGCAAGAACTAAGAATGGATCCCTTGAATTAACCTCAGATGATATTGGCCTTAAGGTAAAAGCAGAACTACTAGATACTCAAACAAATAGAGATATTTATAAAATGGTTAAATCTGGTCTCTTAGATAAGATGAGTTTTGCTTTTACAGTTAAAGAACAAATATGGAACCATGATGGAAATATTCCAAAAAGGTTAATTACCAAAATTGATAGATTATATGATGTATCAATTGTAGATATTCCTGCTTATGATAACACTTCGATCTTTGCTCGATCTTTAGAATCTATGGATTTAGAACTAAGGGCTATGGACTTAGCTAAGAAAAAAGATAGAGAAGTATTAATAAGAAAAAGACTAAATTTAAAAATAAAAATTGGAGGAAACAAATAATGAATTTAGAAAAAAGAAGTAATGAAATTAAAGCACGCATCACTGAGATTAAAGGTCTAATTGGTACTGAGGTAACACTTGAAGTCTTAGAAGAGTTAGAAGCAGAAGTTGATGAACTAACTCAAGAGGATGCTGAGATTGAACGCAAACTATCTATTATGAGAAAAGCAGACTTTAAACCGATTAAAGTTACCGAGCGAAATAATGTCGATAAAGAAGCTTTAGAAAAACGTGGAGCTGCATTAAAAGAAAGTAGAGTGATTCAAGTTTCAAGTGATGAGATCTTACTACCAGAACATACAGCATCAACGATTGCACCACACCCATTCGCACAAGTATCAAGCCTTGTTGATAGAGTTAAAGTAGTTAATTTAAATGGTGGGGAAACTTATAAGAAATCATTTATTAAAGGTAGTGGTACTGCTGGTTTAACTACTGAAGGTGAAGCGTATAGTGAAACAGAACCAGAGTTTGGTTATTTAACTATTACAAAAGTAAAAGTTACAGCCTATACAGAAATAACAGAAGAGTTAGAAAAACTACCAAGCCTACCTTATCAAGCAGAAGTTATTAAAAATATTAATATTGCATTAAAGAAAAAGATTAGTGAACAAATCTTAAGAGGTCCTGGTACATCTAATACATTTACAGGTATCTTTAGTGATAAAGCAATTGCTCTTTCTGATGCTAAAGAACTAGAAATTGAAGCAATCACTGATACAACACTTGATGATATTATCTTTGCATATGGTGGCGATGAAGAGATTGAGGGTGGCGCTTATTTAATTTTAAATAAAAATGATTTAAGAGCATTTGCAGGTCTTAAAACAGCAGAAGGTAGAAAAGTTCATACAATTGATTATGTTAATAGTACAATTGATGGCATTCCTTATATTATCAATTCAAACTGTAAAGCAATTACAGATACTAATACACAAGCTGGTGAATACGGTATTGCATATGGTGGACTACAAAACTATGAAGTGCCAATTTTCTCACCAGTAGAAATTGGTAAGTCAACAGACTACAAATTTAAAGACGGCATTATTGCATATAAAGCATCAGTCTTTACCGGTGGTAACGTTGTAGGTTATCAAGGATTTTTAAGAGTTAAGAAAAAAGGTACTACACCTAAAGAATAGAGGTTTAAAATATGGGACTACTTGAGATGATAAAAAAATCATTATTAATTCCTTTAAGTGAAGATTATGCAGACTTAGAGTTAATGAGTTTAATTGATAGCTGTAAGGACTTAATTAAATCTACCGGAGTAAGTGAAAATGTTATTGATAATAATAAGATAGCCCATTCGCTAGTCCTGATTTATTGTAAGACGTTTTTTGGTTTTAAAGCAGATGGTTCTGTAAAAGAACTACCTAAGAGTTTTGAAATGCTTTTAAGACAGCTTGCAACAAGTAGTGGTGATGCTTATGTATCCAAGTAGTCCTAATATTAAAATTAAACTATTAACCTTAATAAGTGATAATGATGAAATAGGTAATAGTATTTTAAAGCTAGTTAAAGAAAAAGAAGTCATCGGTATTTCTAAATCAATAACATCTAAAGAATACTATGAAAGTAAGAAGCAGGAATATAAAGTAGATGTGGCTTTAAAGATATTAAGTTTTTTATATGATGGATCTAAGTATGCTGAATATGATCATACAATTTATAAAATTGAAAGAACTTATTTATCTGGTCAATACATTGAGTTATATCTAATGGAAACTAATATAAAGCGAAGTGATATAAATGGCGACAATGGATAATTTTATCGATATTATTAATAAAGAAATTGATAACTATACAAAAGATACGCTAAAAGGTATTGAAGCAAGATTAGATGAGACAGCAGATAAGATTTTAGAATACTTATCATCTAATACACCAAGAAGTGGTAGGACTGGTGCACTAGCAGATGATTTTGTTAAAGAGGTTAGTGGTAGTGGCATTACTAAGACAATTACTATCTATGCAAAAACCAAAGGAAGTATTACGCATTTAGTAGAGTTTGGCTTTAATCATAAGAGTGGAAAGTATGTAGCATCAAGACCATTTTTAAGACCAGCATTTGATGCACTGACTCCAAAAATGCTAGAAGATATAAGGGAAATTATTAGTGGAAAATAACCTACTCTTTATATATTCTGTATTAGAAAAAGTGCTACCTAAAAATGTATATTATGCACTACAAATTAAACCTAATGCCAAACTACCATTCATTGTTTATCAAGAGATAAATAAACGATCAACAAAATATCACGATGATCATGCGTTTTTAAAAATAACAACTATTCAAATTTCACTTGTTACAGATAAGAAAGATTTAAAGATTGAAAAGAAACTAGAAGATACATTAGAGGCACATGATATCAATTATCAAATGATAAGTGAATATCATATTAAAGATAGCGGTATATACCGTATTTATGAAATAAAAATGGAGGAATTTAAGTATGAGCAATAAAGTAACATTCGGACTTAGAAATGTTCATTATGCAATTGCAACACCAAATGAGGATGACAGTTGGACATATAGTGAACCAAAGAAATTAATCGGTGCTCAAGAATTAACTGCAGAGGTTATTGCAGGTAAAACTGATGTATATGCAGATGATAGAATACTTGCAACATTAGTATCAAATAGTGGTTCAAATATTACATTAACTTTAACTGAACTAGATGATGATTTTAAAGTAGATGTGCTAGGTTTTGAAAGAGACCAAAACAATAACTTAGTAGAAGTTGTAAACCATAGAAATAAAACATTTGCCCTAGGTTATGAACTACAAGGTGATGCCAAATCTAGAAAGATATGGTATTTCTTATGTACTGCAAGTCCAGTGAGTGATGCAACAAAAAGTAAGGCAGAATCAATTGAGCCAAACTCAGTATCATTAAATATTACAGCAAGATCAATTGAAGTTGGTAACTATTCAGTTATTAGAACGATTGCAAAGTTTGGAGATAGTAACTATTTAACATTCTTTTCAAGTGTTCCAACACTTCCTATTTTAGGTACTTAAGATGGAAAGAACTATTATATTAAACGGAGAGCCTTTAAGATTAAAGAGCTCTCTTTTTACCATTATAGAGTATCGTAATGTATTTGGAACTGAATTGTTTAGTGATATTAAAAAGATGGATATCACATCTGATGAAGATCCTGGTAAAGTAATCGATGTATTATTTAAGATTGTCTATATCTTAAACAGACCATACACGAAGCAAAGCTATGATGACTTTTTAACTAATCTGGATTTCAATATCTTATCAAATCCTGATGAAATTGAAAACTTATCTGTAACGATTGCTGAGATGTTGGGTGGAGGCATTAAAAAGGATAGCCCAAAGTAGAAACCGAAGATGAGAACATAACAGCAAACATAATTTATAATCTTGCTCATCTTGGGATATCTATTAAAGATGCAGCCTTTTTTGATATAGAAGTCTATTCACAAATTGTTGACTTAGAATTAAAGACATTCTCAAAAGATTTAAATACGAAACAAGCAACGCAAAAAGATATAGATTTATTTTTATTGTAGTAGTTTGTTTGGTATAATCATTACAGGATGTGATATAAATGATAGTATCAAATGCACAAAAAGGTCTTGAATTTGAAAGAATAGCAAAAAAATATTTTGAAGAAAAACATAAAGTTAAGTTTAAAAAAACAAAAATTAAAATTGGTTTTAATGGTGGTAAACTTAGAGAATTTGATTTAGTTAATGAAGAGTTGAAAATAATAATTGAGTGTAAAAATTTTAGATATACATCGGGTAACAATGTGCCGTCTGCTAAAATATCAGATTTTATAAAAGAAGTTTATAAATTGTATATTGCACCAGAAGAGTATAAAAAAATTATTTGTATTTCAAAAAGTTATAATAAAAAAGGTATATCACTTAAGAATTATATTTTGGATAAATACTATGATTTTATTCCAGAAACAATAGAAGTAATAGAAATATAGTGAAAACAGAGGCGAAAGTCTCTTTTTTTATACTTGAAGGAGGGTTTGTATTATGGCAGAAACAATTAAAGGCATAAATATAAAGTTAAGCTTAGATGGTCAAGATTTAGATAATGAACTAAAATCAATTAATAAAGAATTGCGTGAGCAACAAAGAGACCTAAGAGCCATTAATACGAATCTACGATATGATAGTTCCAATCTTGATTTATGGAAAAAGAAACAATCTCAGTTAAATGAAGTAATAGATCAAACTAAAAAGCGATTAGAAACTCAACAAAAACAACTAGAACAAGCAAGACTAGGATTAAAGCTTGGAACAACATCAGAAGCAGAGTTTAGAAAACTTCAAAGAAATGTTACTTATAATGAAGCGGATTTAAAAAGACTTAATAACGAATTAGAAAAGACTAAAGATAAAGTCAAAGATTTAGGTAATCTAAAGTTTGATAATCTTGCTAAGGTTGGTTCGACTTTAACTAGATCATTAACAGCTCCAATACTTGGTGCTGTTGCTGCACTGACTGCTTTTGCAAGTAAGGGTGTTGATACTGCAGATAGTATTGGTAATACTGCTAAAAGACTTAGAATGTCTGCTGAAAGCCTACAAGAGTGGAATCATGTAGCAAGAATGTCTGGTGTAGAAACCGCATCACTTGAAAAAGCATTTGAGAAAGTAAATAACATTGTTGCAGATATTGCATTGGGTGATGTAAAAGGCTTTGCAGGGGTATTTCATGCACTTGGTATATCGATGGATGAGATAGATGGTAAAGATACAAGTGAAGCCTTTGAGGTTATTAGAAATGCACTTGAAAAGGTAGAAGATGAATCTCTAAGAGCTGCACTTGCTAATCATTTATTTGGTGATAAGATTGGTTCTGATTTACTACCAATGTTAAGCCAGGAAGAAACTGCGATTAAAGACTTAAGAAAAGAAGCACAAGAATTAGGTATTGTTACCAATGAGCAAATTGATGCTGTAGGTGGTTATAAAGATTCATTAGATAAATTAAAACAATCAACCACTGCACTTTCAGTTGAAGTTGCAGAAGTCATGATTCCTGCAATGCAGGGTGTGGTAAATATTTTAAAGGCGTATTATTCCAGCCTTTAGATCCGCGGTAGAGTGGTGGCAAAGCTTAAGTAATGAAACTAAAGTATTGATTACTGTAATCACAGGTCTCCTTGCAGCAATTGGACCTGTTCTAACTATTATAGGTAAAGTTGGGCCACTTGTTAAAACAGTAAGTATAGCATTTAAGGCACTAGGTAGTGCCGGTATTTTTGCTGGTGCAGGAATAAATGCAGCAACTCTTGGTATTGGAGCTTTGATTGCAATTGTTACAATTGCACTCTTAGAAAATGAAAAGTTTAAAGAACTACTTGCTAAGCTTATGGAAACCTTCATGAAACTACTAGAACCCATTATGCAAATAGTAGAAGTTTTAATGAATGCTCTAATGCCTATCCTAGATATAGTCATAGGTATTATTACAAAACTTATTGATATTTTAATGCCAATTATAGATATGATACTTGCACCTTTAATTAAACAGTTAGAGTTTTTAGGTCGTATTTTTGAAATGATATCACCTTTAATTGAAATGGTCGGTAATGTATTACAAAAAATATTAGTTCCAGCATTTCAAGTATTAGAAAAAATCTTAAATCCAATTTTAAAGATTTTAGAAAAGATCATCGGATTCTTTGAGAAGATCTTTAATTTTGCATCAAGTGTAGGTGATGTAGTTGGAGGCGTATTAGGTGGTGTTGGCGATGCCATTGGTGGTGTAGTAAATGGTATTGGTAACTTTGTCGGTGATGCAGCTAGTAAAGTTGGTGATTTTGCTAAAGGTGTTGTTGATAAGGTAAGTGGAACAGTTGGTGGAGTTGTTGATAGTGTTAAGGGTGTTGTAAGTGGTGCAACAAATGCTGTATCAAATGTTACAAGTTCAATATCAAATGGCTTATCAAACTTTGCAAGTAGTGCAAAAGATAAAGTTGGTGGTGCACTTAAAGGAATCGGTAATTTTTTTGACAGTGCCTTAAACTTAAAAGGTAACTCAAATACTTCAAAAACAACAAATAACCAATCAACCACACATAATAGTGTAACAATCAATACAACATCACAAAGTTTTGATGTTGACTCCATAAATAGAGCACTTGGAGGTAAGTTCATATGATAAGACAGTTTTATTTTGAAAATGATAATGGCCAAGCCTTTTACTTTAAGTATGCAAATAATGTATTGCTATCACAAGTAACTGGACTTGGCTTTAGTTTTGATTATAAGTATTTAAAGTTTGACCATGTATTTGAAACGATAAAACAAGATGTAGAGCTTGCAGAAATACAAGGAACTATTAGTTTTTTAGATGGCTATTTAGGGTATCAAAAGTTAATTGATTATTTAACTATTCAATCAAAGAATTTAAAACTTTATTATAAAGACTTAGAACTAAAATATATCTATGTTGATGTTAGTAGTTTAAGTAAGACAGAAATTATTGACGGATATTTAAAAAGTGATTTAACACTTCATAAAAAATCATACTGGATTAAAGAAAGACAACTCATTTTAGATTTTGGTAAAAACATAGTAGGTAAGAATTATCCTTATAAGTATCCGGTTAGTTATCTAACAACTAAAGCAGAAGAAACTAGAGTAAGTGTATCGGGCATAAAAAATGCAGCAACCATTATTGAGCTTGTTGGTGATGTGAATAAGCCAGAGTTAAATGTTTATAGACAAAATAAAGTAGTGTCATCAATGAAACTAAATATTGATAAAGATAAAGCAAATATAATAATTTCATCAATACCTAACAATCAATATATGAAAGATATAACAAATGATGATATAGATATTTATCACTTACAAGATTTTAATAAAGATAATTTTATCTTACTACCTCCTGGTGAATTACTAATAGAGTTTAAATCTGGTAGAACCACTAATACACTATGTAAGCTTACAATTTATGAATATCACTTGGGGTAGGCTATGGAGATTGTAATCTTAGATAGGTTTGATTTTAGTGTTAAGGATTATGCATACGTAGATAGTGAATATGAAATTATAACTGATTTAGTCTTAACACAAAAATCCAGTTTTAAAATTAATAAAAAGACTATCAATGCAAATACCGGTGACTTTATCTATGTTAAAAGTGATGATTTATATTTTGGTGTTATTGATTCAATTGAAAATGAAAAAGA